AAATTTTTGATATTTTTTTAAACAGAGAAAATTATTATATATTTGATACTTTTCAATATAAAGATACGTTTAGCGATAAAGATGCTGATGAAACTTATTTTTTTTACAATTTTGTATTAAAACATAGCACTTTTACATTATGTCCTAGGGGATTCTCTGTAACATCCTATAGGATTTGCGAATCGTTACAAAAAGGATCAATACCCGTATATATATCAGATGAATTTTGGCTTCCATTCGAAGATGAGATTAATTTTAATGATTATGGACTTTTAATAAAAAATCAAGATATAGATAAACTGCCAAATATTCTTGAAACTATGCATCAGTCTGAAATTGATGCAAAAAGAGAATATGGAAAAATTATATATAATGAATACTATAATTTTGAAGCTTGTACAAAAAAAATAATAGATAAAATAAATAAATTATGACTATACACGATAATATATTGATAAAAAATATACAACAAAAAAATGATGAAGAGTCTTTAAAAGTCCTTATCGAAAGACATTCAGGTTTATGCCATTCACTATATAAAAAATATTCTGGATCAATGATAGCTTCTGGAATTTATCTACAAGATATTATAGACCAAAAAGATTATATTGTTTACAAATCTGCTATGTCTTTTGATCCTTGCAGGAATTCAAAATTTTCTACTTGGCTTTATAATCAAGTTAGATATCAATGCTTAAACTGTATGAATGAAAATTCTAAGTATCTAACTCTTGAAACCGATCAATTAAATTATCTTATAGAGAAATATAACTTGCCAGAAAAAGAATATAAAAATATTAATGATTATATATTTAATATAATTGATTCTTGCTCTGATAAAAGAATCAAAAAGATATTTGAAATGAGATATTCAAATAATTCCAATAAAAAAATGTCTTGGAATAGAATAGCTAAAAAATTAAAAATAAGTACACAAAGTGCCATAAATATACATAATAAGACATTAAAATTACTAAAAAATAAAATTGAAAGCAAAAATTGTTTTGACAAAATATAATAAAGAACATACAATATGAAAATGAATAATACAAATCAAAATACAAATAAAAACCAAAATGAGCTAGGTGCACTTTGGAAGAAGAAGAGTAAAACAGGAATGTCATTTCTATCTGGTTATATCAATGACCATGATGGTCAAAGAATTGATGTTGTAGTTTTCGCTAATAGCAAGAAGACAAATGAAAAAGCTCCAGATTATAGATTATATGTATCTAAGCCTCTAGATAATCAAAATAAAGCTACAGCTTCTAAGCCAGTAGCAAAAACTGTTCCAGTTAATAAGGTTCAACAAATAGTTAAAGAGGATGAAGATGACATCCTATGAGTTTAGCGTTTAACTTACCAATAAATTCAGTAAGTTTTGGTCAGATATCTACATTAATTCTTAGAGAATTATTTAACTCTAAGGCTAATGTAGGTATTTTACCTATTGGTAATATTGATTTTTCAACTCAAACAGATATAACTCAAGATTTTGTAAATTGGTTACAACAATCAATCAACCCAGCTCTAGAAACATATAATAGAAAAAATAAATTATTCAAGCTTTGGCATTTAAATGGTTCATTCGAAAGTTATTCTAATGAACAGATTTTACTTAGTTTTTATGAATTAGATCAACCAACTAAAGTAGAATTAAATACTGTAAAAAATAATAATAAAGTTTTATTTTCTTCTAAAGAAACGGTTGATTTATATAATCAATTTGGATGTAACAATGTAGAATATATTCCATTAGCATTCGATAAATATAATTTCAATACAATAGATAAAACATATTTTACAGATGATAGAATAGTTTTCAATCTTGTTGGTAAACTTGAAAAAAGGAAGCATCATTTAAAGATTATACAACTTTGGGCAAATAAATTTGGTAACAATAAAAAGTATACATTACAATGCTCTATTTTTAATCCATTTATGAAACCAGAAGATCAAGACTCTTTGATATCTCAAGCTTTAAATGGCAAAAGTTATTTTAATATTAATTTTTTACCATTCATGGCTCAGAATAAAATTTATAATGATTTTCTAAATAGTGGTAATATCGTAATAGGTATGAGCGGTGGCGAAGGTTGGGGATTACCAGAATTTCATTCTGTAGCTATGGGTAAACATTCAGTAATTATGAATGCTCATGGTTATAAATCTTGGGCAACTAAAGATAATAGTATTTTGATTAATCCTAATTCTAAAATTGAATGTTATGATGGAATATTTTTCCATAAAGGAGCTCCTTACAATCAAGGCAATATCTATGATTTTAATGGTGACGACTTCATATCTGGTTGTGAAGAAGCGATTAAAAGGTCTGAATCTAATAAAATTAATAAAAATGGTTTAGAATTACAAAAAGTATTTTCATCAGAAAAATTATTACAAAATGTACTTTCTCATTTATAGTCTATGCCTTTATATACTTATATAAATCCAAAAACAGATGAAACCATAGATATTCTTCAATCTGTGCATGATCAACATATTTACATAGATAAAAATGGATTAGAATGGAAAAGAGTATTTACTGTTCCTGAAGTTAATACTCAAGGAACACTTAAAGCTGACTGCTCTGCTAAAGAGTTTTCTGAATTTACTAAAAATAAAAAAGGTAATCTTGGAGATATGTTTGATCGAAGTTCTGAACTTTCAGAAAAAAGAAAAAAGATTTACGGTAAAGATCCTGTAAAAGAAAAATATTTTAAAGATTGGTCTAAAAAACGCAAAGGTAAACTACACCCAAAAAGTCAATCAGATTAAATTGTTTACAACTTCTAAGTTTTTTCTTTCTTATTTTATAAAATCGATGTAATATTATACTCATAGTGTTATGAGTATAAAAGTAAAAAAAAGAAATGGTATAACTGAAAACTTTAATATAGAAAAAATTCACAGAGTAATAAATTGGGCAATTAAAGATTTATCTAATGTAAGTTTAACTGATGTTGAAATTAATGCAAAGATTAATATCAATGATGGCGTCACTACAAAAGAAATTCATAAACTTTTAATTGAATCTGCTGCGAATTTAATTTCTGTAGAAAAACCTAATTATCAATTTGTTGCTGGTCGTCTTTTAAATTATCAATTAAGAAAAGATGTTTGGAAGGGAAAACATGCTCCTCGTTTATTAGAATTTATTAATCAAGGTTTAAAATATAAAATATATGATCCAATAATATTTGAAAAATATGATGAAGATGAATTAAATAAAATGGGTGAATTTATTGATCATGAAAGAGATTATAATTTTACATATGCTGGCATCAAGCAACTTTGCGATAAGTATCTTATTAAAGATCGTGTCACAGGTAAAATTTACGAAACTCCACAATTTGCTTATGTACTAATTGCTGCTTATGCTTTTATAAATTACCCAAAAGAAACAAGACTAAATTATATTCGTAAATTCTATGATGCTGTAAGTAAGCATAAAATAAATTTACCAACTCCTGTAATGGCTGGAGTAAGAACTCCAAGTAAAAATTATGCAAGTTGTTGTTTGATTGGAGTTGATGATTCTCGTGATAGTATTACTGCTAGTGCAACTGCAGTTAGTATGGCTACAGCTAGTAGATGTGGAATAGGTATTGATGTATCCAAAATTAGAGCTATAGGTTCTCCAATTAAAAATGGAGAAGTCGTTCATACTGGTTTAATTCCATTTCTTAAAATATATGAAAGTAGCGTAAAAGCATGGCAGCAAAATGGACTTAGAGGCGGAAGCGCAACCTGTAATATTCAATGGTGGCATTACGAAATTGAAGATATAGTAGTATTAAAAAATAATGCTGGAACAGATGATAATCGTGTTCGTAAACTTGATTATACAGTTGGAATGAGTAAACTTTTTTATGATAGAGTATTAAAAGACGAAGAAATAACCCTATTTAATACTGCTGAAGTTCCAGAATTGTATGAAGCTTGGGGTACGAAAAACTTTGATAAAGTATACAAGGAATGTGAAAGTAAAAAGCTAAAAATTAAAAAGAAAGTATCTGCTCGCAAATTATTCTCTTTAATAATCAAAGAAAGAGTGGAAACAGGTAGAATTTATATACTTAATGTTGATCATGCAAATGATCATGGTGCATGGTTAGATAAAATCACGATGAGCAATTTATGTACTGAAGTAATTCATCCAACAATTCCTCTTAATGATTATCATGATAAAGATGGAGAAATTGGTATGTGTATTCTTTCGGCAGTAAATATGCTAGAAATTAAAAGCTGGCAAGATCTTGAAAAGACTTGCGATCTTATCGTAAGATTTCTTGATGAAATCATTGAAATTCAAGATTACTTTAATGTTGCTGCTGAAAACTTTGCAAAAAAACGTCGTAGCCTTGGAATTGGTATTACAAATCTTGCAGCATATTTAGCTAAAAATGAATTGAAATATACTTCAGATAAGACTCTACCAGTATTGGATGAATGGATGGAGCATTTTCAATATTATCTTTTAAAGTCTAGTCTTGAATTAGCAAAAGAAAAAGGTAAGTGTGAAAAATTTGATAGAACAAAATATGCAAAAGGTATTTTACCAATTGATACTTATAAAGATAAAATTGATGAAATTTGTAAACGCAAATTATCTCTTGACTGGGAAAAACTAAGAAAAGATATAAAAGAATTTGGATTAAGACACTCTACATTATCATCTTGTATGCCATGTGAAAGCAGTTCTGTTATTCAATCTTCTACTAATGGAGTTGAACCTATTCGCAGTTTAATTACTTATAAAATGAGTAAAATGGGTAAACTTCCAGTATTAGTTCCAGGAATCGGTAAGTATGATGAAAACTATGAATTAGCTTATGATTTAAAGGATAATTCTGGTCTATTAAAGATTAATGCTATTATTCAAAAATATATTGATATGGCTATATCAACTAATGTATATTATAATTATTCTCATTATGAAAACAATGTTCTTCCAGATGCTAAAGTCATGAAAGAGATTATGCAAGCCTATTCTTTAGGTTTAATTAGCCTTTATTATAATAATACTGATGATGGAGATAAAGAGCAATTAATGAACCAAAAGGAAGACCGCGATTGTTCGTCTGGCGCGTGTAAACTATAACCCATGAAAAGTGTTTTAAATTTAAAAAATATAGATCATACTAAACAACCATTATTCTTTGGAGAAGATCTTAATCTTCAAAGATATGATCGTTTTAAGTATCCTATATTTTTTGAGCTATTTAAAAAACAAGAAGAGTTTTTCTGGTGGCCTCACGAGATTGCTCTAAATAAAGATCGTAGCGATTATAAAGACCTTGCTGGCCAAGAAAGATTTGTATTTGATACTAATTTAAAATTTCAAACTCTTGGAGATAGTATGCTTTCAAGAAGTATTCATTCTCTTAAAGATTATGTTAGTAATCCAGAATTAGAAATTTGCATGAACACTTGGCAAAGATTTGAAGGTATTCACAGCTATTCTTATTCTTATTTACTCAATAATGTTCATCCAGATGCTAGTAAATTTTTTGATAGTATCATGGAAGATAAGGAAATTGTATCTCGCGCTGAATTAATCAGAAATAATTTTGATAAAATTCTTGGTGATGATGACAAAAAAGATTTAAAACAAAAGATTTTTGATTGTATTCTTTCTGTTAATGTTATGGAAGGACTTGTATTCTATGTTAGTTTTGCTTGCTCTTTCTATTTTGGATATCGCGGTAAGATGGAAGGTAATGCTAAGATTATTAAGTTTATTCAAAGAGATGAAGCCTTACATTTTGCAACTACTCAAAATTTAATTAAAATTCTTAAAGAAGAGGATAAAGAAGGATTTACATCAATAGTAAAAAAGAGCGAAGATAAAGTATATGCATTTTATGAGCAAGCAGCTAAAAATGAAATAGAATGGGCAGAATACTTGTTTAGTAAAGGTTCTCTACTAGGATTAAATGCTGAAGTCTTAGCTGGTTATTCTAAATGGCTTTGTGATGCTCGTTTGCGATCATTAGGATATAAGAAAATTTTTAATCAAAAAGATAACCCAATAGGCGGATGGATGGACAGTTATCTAGATAGTAGTAAAGTACAATCTGCACCTCAAGAAGTAGAATTGCAATCATATAAAATTGGCGCGAGAGATACTAATTTAAGTGATAAAGACCTCGAAAATATAGATTTATAAGTAGTTACATCTGTCATTTTACGTGCAATAAAAGACAGACATTATGTACTATATATATGCTTATCTAGATCCAAGAAAAAAATATATTTTTCAAACAAATGAATTTATTTTTGAGGCAGAGCCTTTTTATATTGGGAAAGGTAGTGGAAATAGAGCTTATGACCATTTACAATCAAATTTCTTTAAAAAATATAATAATCCATTTTATTCTAAAATTGCATCAATTAAAAAAGAAAAATTGCAACCAATTGTAAAAATATTAAAATATTTTGATAGTGAAAAAGAATCTTATGATAATGAAGAAAATTTAATAAAAGATATAGGTTCAAATTTTATAGATGAAATAAAAAATGGGCCACTATGCAATATTTGTTTATCAGCAAAACCACCAAATCACAAAGGAAAAACCTATAAACAAATATATGGAGAAGATAAATGGCTAAAGGAATATAATAAAAGAATAGAAAGACAGAGGGCTGTTGGTGGATATTTTAAAGGACATAAACACACTCGAAAAACTAAAAAGATTTTATCTAAAAAAACTGCATTAAATAATAAATTAAGAGCGCTTCAAGGCGAGTATATTTCTAAGGAAGGAAGAAAAAGTATATCAGAAAAAGCTAAAAAAAGATTGAAAGAACATCCAGAGAAAATACCAAGAAAAGAATATAAAATAATTAATCCTACAGGAGAAATATTCATAATAAAAAAGAATATAAGCCTAAATGATTTTTGTTTAAAATATAATTTATCTAAATCTGCTTTACAAAAGACTTTATATTTCGATACTCAAATAACTAGAGGACGAACTAAAGGATGGAAATTATATCATTTGATTTAAAGCTATAATATTTAATATTTAAAGTGTAAATATATGTGTGAATCTAGATATAACTACAGTATTTAATCTTGTCATAGGAGCGTTATCTTTCCTTGGTGGATGGCTTTTTACTAGAGTATTTTCTATATCTGATCGTCAAGAAAAGTTGATTAAAGATTTGAATGATAAAACCTTCAGTGATTTTATAGCCCTAAGAAAAGAAGTAGAGATTGAAAGTAGAAAACATCAACAAGAAATCGCAGATTTAGCACTAAAAGTAAGTACAACCTATGTTACTAAAGAATCATTTGAGGCTTATTTTGATAGAATTGAAGCGAAGCTTGATCGTAATTTTGAAACTATACAACAATATTTAATGAATAAAAATAAAAATTAACTGTAATAGTTAATGTGATTGTTTCAGAAAGAGATATTGATTTTTTTGCTAAGAAATTAGGTTTATCACCAGAAAAAACTTTTTTACTTATTCAAGATCCAGAATGTTTACCAGAAATATTAAATAAAATTTGTGAAGATAATATAGATGGAATTGTAGATATAAGTTTTCCAGTATTTGCAGAAATAACAATAATAAAATATAGTAAAGACTTAAAATACTCTTTTAAGGAAAAAGAATATATTTCTGAAGCAGTAGGTTTAAAATTTTATGATTTAATTGGAGAACCTATACTTAAAAAATCCATACTAGAATTTAAACACGATGAAGATACAGCGAAATCATTACTTGTATTTTTAGGATTTTTTTATAAAAATTTAAATAAACCAAGAAGAGCTTATGCTTCAGAAAATACTTATTACAATATAGCCAAGAATGCTTTTGAAAATTCAGATAAAGAAGAAATATCTTATCATCTCAAAGACTGGATTAAAGTATTAAGAACTATACATAATGAAGTTTGGTTCTAATACGAAACCCTCAAATTATTTAACTTTTCTTTGATATCCAAAAGGGCTTTACCTCCAGATTCTGTATGTCTGAAGTTAAGTATTATCAATCCAACTTTTCTTTTGACTCCAACTTTATCGTAATCTCAACGATAACGGGCCATCGCACTTACGGATCAGAGGTAGCTTCGATCACTACATTCTGCGATGCCTATAGCTACATTCCCTTCACAAGCCATATTATGTACAAACGAAGGTTTTAATAGTCGTCAGCCCTTGGGACGTTGCTATCTCAAGGATTGATAGTTGATTATTTGACATCAACAAACTGCTCTAATTGGAAGCTATGTTAAGTTATATACTATTATTTTTTTATTTTTTTGTCAAGTTTATTTATAATATAGTAATGGAAATAATTAAAAATAAAGCTAGATGGTCAGTTTACTCTAAAAAATGCATCAAGCATTATAATATTGATAATGATATTATTTCTGATGAACCTAATGAATATCCATGCATCGCTGTGCCTCAATTAATATCTGATGTAAATGGAGCAAGAATTAAATTCAATTTTATTTATAAAAAAGATTGTCAAAAACTATTAAATAGTTTATAATGTGTAATTAGTATAAGTTCTTTCTCATTGGGCCCGCACTGGTTTCGATTTTAGAGATCAGAATTAAAATGCAAGTGGAGGTTGAATCGAGGACTCCTTAAAAAGTTTCAATTATATTAACTGCCAAAACAGCCAAATATAAAGGTCATATCTCTGCTAGAGTTTCTCTAGTTGAGGAGACCGCTTCTGTAGCTTAAGTTCTACAGCGTGACTACCTTGACACATCTATTGGATAGTTGCGTATTTAGATGTCTTTTCCTTTAAAGTTTTTTTATTCTTTATTGGTTCTGTATTCAAAATAAAATCGCTAAGTATGTTTGTTGTTTCTCTATATAAAGCTAAAAATAAAAACAACTAAACTTGTAGTATTTTAATTTAAATTTTTAAAAGACAGAGGTTCAACTCCTCTCGGGTCCAAGTAAACTAATTATATCCTAAATAAAATTAAAAATCTTAAAAAATACATTTTTTGTGTAATAATAATATATGGCTACAATATTTGAATATCAAACAAGCCCAAATTCTAATATATTTTATTACGCAGGGAGCCCCGCTGGGGAATGTCCAAATACTTATAGTCCTGCTACAGTAAATTCAATATTTGAAGTAGGGAGTTGGACTCAACAAGTCAAAGTAGAATCAAAATGGTCATCAGCTCAAGGAGGCAAGATTGACTGGAGAATAAAACTGATTGGTTCTCCGCGAGTTACTATAAATTCAGAAACAATTCCAAGTTTTAGTAGTGCATACAACAATGTAAAAGATGGATCTGCTCCAAGTATTGACGCAAGTTTCGCAGCCTCAATCGAATCGAGCATATGTCAAATAGCAAATACTCAAAAGCAAAATATCACAAACAAATTAAAAGAATTTTTAGAAAAAGATACTGTAGGAATAGGCATAATTAATGAATCAGTAGCAGAACAAGTTGGTAACATATTACAAATTAAAAGAACAAACACAGCTCAACCAGTATATCCTAATCCTTGGCCAACTAGCTGGACAGATCTTGGACAATTTACTGTTGGAGGAAAAATAAAAATTACACCAAATGTAACATGCAGTTCTCAAGATGATCACCCATTTAAAATAATAAAAAGTGATGGGGTTTTTAGTAATTGTCTTCCTGGGATTTCTCGAATAATATCTGATAATGTTATGATAAAGGTTACTGTAAATGGTACTCCTCCAGTTGTGCTTCATGATTATACTGATACAATAGATCTCTTTAATCAAAGATATGATAATCCATATATGGCTCAAGTTTACAATGAGCTTGTAAGAAGAGATGATACTAGAAATCAATGTTTAATGGCCCTTGGAAATCCAGAACTTTCACCAAGCGAAGTTATGAGATTACAAAAAGAGCTTTTTCAAGCAATGCAATCAACTAGAGTGAGCGACAATAGAGGACATATTCTTTATGGTCTAAGTTCTAATGGGCCAGGTGTTGTTGGAGTTAATTTTGTGTTACCTATTGGAGATGGAGGAATACTATGGCACAAATGGAACGCTGTATTCTATTTGAATCCAAATAATTTTTTTGCAGAACTCAGTTTCTGGCAACAATATTTCGCTAGAGTAAGAGAATGGCAACAACAAGTAAGAATATTCAATCAAGCAGTGTTAAATAACAGCACTACTAATTTAGGCACAACAGGCGGCACAAATCTTCAATTGCCACCAGACAGTACGCCAGCACCCAACCCTGGATTTCCAATTCAAATTGATCTTCTACAACCTCCAGCGAATGGAGCAGGCTCAGGGAGTACAGATGGATTAGTATTACCACAGCTTAATTTTGACGTTATAGAAATAGAAAATGATGTGATTATTTTTGATCCTCCAAAAGGATAATCTTTTATTATGAATATTAAATGGGATTTGATACTTTTAGAAAATGATACAATTATATTCGGCCCTTTTCCAGAAAACCACGATTTCTCTCAATATAATCAAAATTACCAAAGAATAAAAAATTGATTTTATATATTAAATAATATATAATTTATTATTGAACATCCTTTGGCCAGATATACATAAAAATCTTACTAAAAATATAGCAAAAGCATTTAATCTTTTGGGTCACACTTTAATTCTTCCTAGTTCAGATTATATACCAACAAATTTACCACCAAAACAATTTAATCAATGGGCATGGAGCACTGCATGGACACAAGAAAAGGTAGATCAAGAATTTAATACAAAAAATGTTAAAGTTTTAAACAAAGAACAAATACTAGACCTCAAACCAGAAGTTATTTTTATTCCATGTTTTGAAAGTCAATTTGAAATTCTTAATGAAATTTGGCCTCATTTAAAAGACAAAAGTAAATTAGCTTGCTATAGCGGAAATGATTATTGGGACGGAGCTTATCCATTTTATATTATTAAAAATTATCTTTGCGCAGATTATACTGGATATATACTAGCAAATAAATATAAAATCAATCATCTTTATTATAAACCTTGGATAGACTACGATAGATGTACTTTTAATGGACCAACAGATGGAAATATAGTTGGAATTTATATTTCAGAATACGAAAAGAATTTTAATCAAGAATACAATATGAGTAAAGCATTACAACAAATTACTCCATATATAGACTACCATTATCATACCAATAGCTCTCAAGAAGAACTAACAAAAACTTTAAAATCAAGTATAGCAACTCAACATATAAAACACCTTGAAGGTTATGGAATAGCTATTATAGAAAGTATGGCATGTGGTAAACCAGTATTTATGCATCGTAAAATGGCTCAAAATAAAAGCTTAATGAATTGGAGTATTGAAAATGTAACAGCATTATTTTTTGAAAGTGAATATGAATATATTTCTAAATTAAAAGCTCTATACGAAAGCAAAGATTATAGATATTTTCTTCAAAATACAACAGCCCATGTTATTCGCCAAATTATAGATAATCAAAAAGAAACAGAAAAGCTTGGACACTTTATTAATAATCTAGTATAATTTCACATAGTGAAAATTTGGCTCTGTGGCATAACGCAAAATGAGAAGCGTAATATTGACGATATGACAAAAGATATATATCAATATTTTGATGGTTTAATTTTCGTAGATGGCGGCTCAACAGATGGCACATTAGAAGTATTAAATACAAGAAAAGGACAAGGAAAGATTATAAATAGAGAATGGTCAAATGACCATGATCTCCAAATGAATGGTTTTTTAAGGTCTAATATTATGCAAAATGGCGATTGGTTTGTTATAAGAGATAGTTGTGAAAGATTAAATGTAGACTGGGTTAAAAATTTACGTAATTTTATAGAGAATTTCTTAGATAAAAATAAAGTAAATAGTTGCGTTGATAGACAAAAAGCTTTTCTTGTTAAATATTTTGATGATATGATATTTCAAGGTAGTCCACATTGGGGGTTGCAAGGCATGAGGCCAGGATATATTGATCTCTACGAGTACTATGGAAAGAATCAGCAATTATTCGCTTGGGAAGAGAGACCATCTCAAAGAAAGCACTACATTGATAGTGACATGAAATATTATTTCACATATGGCAGATCAAACCATTGTGTTCTTCACTATTATAATAATGGAAAAACCCCAGAAATATATCAGCAACAAGAAGGCATAAGACAAGCGTTTAGATCTTTTTGTGAAACTTTAGGAATAAAATTTAACTTAGATTCATTAAAAAATTATTTACAAAATAATAGAATTGACGATAATATGAAATTTTTTATTAATAACGAAAGGTTGATAAGAAGATTTTATAGATTAAATATTTTGAATCACACATTAGAACAAATTGAATCTTCTGAAGAATGGAGATTAGCATGAAGATAGTTGACTGTTTTATGTTTTTTAATGAAAAAGATATCGCTTACTTAAGAATAAAAGATTTATATGATTCTGTAGATTATTTTGTAATAAACGAGTTGTCAACAACTCATAAAGGAATTCGAAGAAAAAGTATATTTTGGGAGGATAAAAGACTAAATCAATTTAAAGATAAAATAAAATATGAATTCATAACTGTTGACAACAGATATGATTTACTATTTAATATTCATTTTAAAGATTCATCACATTTTGTAGGAAGTTGGGCAGAGCATGAACAGAGATTAAGATTAATGGATCAAATAAATAAATTAAATTTATCTGATGAAGATATTATTCTTTTTTCTGATTGCGACGAAGTGCCAAATAAAAATATCTTTAATCAGTTAAAAGATTATGAAACTGTGGCTCTTAATCAAATGTTCTTTGTTCATTATATTAATTTATATACAAATAAAAATGTTACAGGAACGATTAGCGTAAAATATAAAAAAATAAATGAAATAAATGCTGGGACTTATAATCTTGGCTTGCAAATTTTAAGAAGATATAAAGATTATATTCCTAGGCTAGAGAATGGTGGATGGCATTATTCTTATATGGGTGGACCAAAAACAGTAAGCGAGAAAGTCGTGTCTATATATGAAGGAAATCCAGACTCTCCACTTAAAGATGAAGCAGAATCAGAGAAACTTATATTGGATACAATTAAAAATAATAAAAGCCCATTTTCTTCAGAGCAAATAAAAATCTTAAATTTAAAAAATAAAGAAGAAATACTTGAGTTTATTACTGCAAAAGCTGGCAATTGGATTAGAGATAAAAGCAAATGTCAAATATATCCAGATATTATAGAAAAAGAAAGGCAAAACCATAAAATACTCATATATGAATAATCCATTTGATTTTTTTGAAAGAATATACTGTATAAACTTACCCCATAGAGTCGATAAATGGCAAAAATGTCAAGAAGAATTTTCTAAAGTAAATATTTTAGAAAAGGTTATCAAATTTGATGGTATTCAAATTAACGGCTCATTTTATCATGTTAATGTTCGAGCCGCTGGATGTTTTTTATCTCATTTAGAAATTATAAACAAGTGCAAAGAAGATAACATTAAAAATGTTCTAATTCTAGAAGATGATATAGAGTTTCAGAATGATCCTATCAATAACTTAAGATTATCTATTAATGATTTAAAAGATTTGGAATGGGATATCTTTTATTTAGGTATGAGTGTTACAGATGAAAAATTTAAAAATCCATTAGAAAGAATAAGCCCAAATCTTTTGAAAATAAATAGCGCATTAACAACTCATGCGATAGCATATAATAATATTGTTTATAACAAAATATTAGATGTTGTGCCAAGGGGATTAAACTTTTTACCATGGATGCTACAAAATGAAAGTTTCGATGGATGGTTAATGAGGCATTTTTTACATAAAAACAATTGTTTTTGTACAAATGAATATTTAGGTGGTCAAAGAGATAGTTTTTCAGATATTAATTTAGGGGAAGCATCGCATGGGAAAGATATCATGAAAAATTTTTATAAATTTAGACCACAATGATAACATTTAGAGATTTGGGTCATTGCGGAGCAATCGGTAATCAATTATTTCAATATGCCGCGCTTTATTCTGTAGGTAAAAAAAATAACTTTCAAATAAAAATACCAGATACAAAAGATCATTTTGATAGTGGTACGGGAAGAGTTCAGCACTATTTTTTAAATTGTTTTAAAAATATATCAGCAGAAATATTAACAGATATAGATCATCAATCTATTCAATATAATACAAATTATGAAAAACCAATTTTTTATTATGAAGATCTATTTAATATAAAAGATTTTACTAATATCAATGGATATTTTCAGTCTTATAAATATTTTAATGATATTAAATCTGATATTATCAATGAATTGACATTTAGGGATGAAGTTATAAATAATGTAAATATAAAATATAAATTTAAAATAAATGATTATTCTTCTATACATTTAAGATGTGGAGACTATTCTTATAGGCAAAATTATCATCCAATTATGGGTATAGAGTATTATGAAAAATCTTTTGATATATTAAAAGAAGAAAATTATTTAGTTTTTTCTGATACAATAGAATATGCAAAAAATCTCTTTCAAAAGTTTAAAAATATAAATTTTACTTATATTGAAAATAATCATCCATTCGAAGACTTATATCTTATGTCAAATACAAAAAATAATATAATTGCGAACAGTACTTTTTCGTGGTGGGCAGCTTATTTGAATAAAAATAATCCTAGAATTATTGCCCCATCTAATTGGCTTGGTCCAGCTTATTACGGACAGTGGAATATCAAAGACTTGATACCAAATGACTGGATTTTAATATGAAAAATTTCTCGTCAGTAAAAATTTTTAGCATATCTACAAACAACTATAAATCTTTTAACTTATCTTTTATAAAATCATTTACAGATTTTTTTCTTCCAGATCATAAGAAACAAATTTTTATTTTTACCGATGATATAAATCATGAAAGCTACAGAACTTTAACAGAAATTAAAACATTTCAAATTAGACATGAACCCTGGCCATGGATAACATTAAAAAGATATGAGTATATAACTAATATGTTTGATTTAATAAGAGATGATGATCTATGTATATTTGCAGATATTGATTTGGAAATAATTCAAATGATTAAAACTCTTGAAATTAATAGCTTCGCTGGAGTAATTCATCCAGGAAATCTTGTAAATCCATATATGAACCAATTTTTAGAGCATAATAGTGATAGCTCTGCATATATAAATGAAAGCCTGATTCCAAAAAATTATAAATATATTCAAGGATGTTTATGGGGAGGAATTGGAAAAAATTTTATTGATATGGTGCAGGTTTTAAAAGAAAATACTGAAAAAGATTTAAACAACAATATTGTTGCAAAATGGCATGATGAATCTCATTTAAATAAATTTTGTATAGAAAGGTTTAATAATTTCTCTTTCTTATCGTCATCTTATGCATATCCAGAAAATTGGAATTTACCAATAGATAAGATTATTGTGCATAAAGATAAAAATATGGAAATGTATCCAAGATTTGAGAGGCTTAATGTATCTAAATAAATATAATAAAATAATTATTTGGGGTTATCCGTTATATTCTCATACTCATTCTTATGTACATGAAGGATATTTTAGAGCTTTTAAACATATTGGTTTGGATACTTATTGGTTTCATGATGATGATTATCCTAAAGATTTTGATTTCTCAAATTGTCTATTTATTGGAGAGGGATTTGCAGATAGAAATATTCCATTAAATAAAACTAGTTGTTATTTTATTATGTATTGTCCATCTCCTAAAAAATATATTGAAGCGCAAGTAGGTAGATATATAGACGTAAGAATGGCAGCAAAAAATTTTAAAGACCATATTCATCAATATTCTTTAGAGGAAGAAAATTCTATAAAAGTTGGGCATGGATGTTATTTTGAACCAGCAAAAAAATATAAAATTAAAATAATTAATAATTATCATAATTATGAAATTGATGATTTTGATAAATATTATATTAGCTGGGCAACAAATCTATTACCAGAAGAATTTAATGAGGATTGGGTATATATTCCAAGAGAAAATAATATATATTTTTGTGGTAATATTTCTAATGGAGGAGTATATGAAAATTATTCACAATTTCATGATTTTATAGAAGAATGCAAGATAAATAATATTAATTTTATTCATAATGATTCTTGGTCGAATCCATTAAGTAATCAAGAAATTATAAGAAAGACGCAAAATTCTTTTATGATGGTAGATATTAGAGGTCCAGAGCATCTAAAAAATGGGTTACTGACCTGCAGGATATCTAAAAATATTAGTTACGGACAACTAGGATTAACTAACTCGAAGGGTATCTATGAGAAATTAGAAGGAAATTGTTTATTAGAAGAATCTACTAAAGATTTATTTTATAAAGGATTAGAGCAAAAACAAAACTTTGAATTAATTAAAAAACAAATGAAATATATTAGATGCAATCATACATATATAAATCGAATACAGAATATTTTAAATATTGCAAATGATAATATCTAAATAAAATAGAATTATTTTTAACAAGTTTTATTATATTAAATATGAGTCTTTCTAATGAGATATATAACTCCTTCTTTGAAGATAAGAAAGATGGTATAATGATAGAAGTTGGGGCTGCAGGACCAAATTATTTATCACAATCTTTATTTTTTAGAGAGATTGGATGGAGATGCGTGCTGATTGAACCTAACCCTAGATTTGTCGAAGAACATCTTAAAAAAAATAATGAAATCTATCAATATGCCTGTTCAAATTTTGATCAAGATGATATTGATTTTGAACTATGTCTTTTGGGGGAGGGAGAAGTAACTAATGAAAGTTTTTCTTCATTATATATTGATGAAAAGTTTGTAAAAAATTCAGGATTTTCAAGTAAAGATATTTTAAATATTCAAAAAATTAAAGTTAATGTAAGAAAACTGGATACAATTTTAAAAGAATTAGATATAAAATCTATAGATTATATATCTATAGATGTAGAAGATCACGAAGAAAAAGTCTTAGATGGATTTTCAATTCAAGAATATAAACCAAAAATTGTTTTAATAGAAAATAATTTTAAAGATCATAGATATGATAACTATTTTCAAAAAAATGGTTATATTTTATATTCCTCAAGTGGAATTGATTATATTTATCAACTAAAATAATATGAGCTTTCACTCAGACGCAGGACAAGATCAGTTTGTAGCAAATATTTTTAAATTTAAAAAGAATGGATATTTTGTAGATATAGGCAGCTGTCAGGCGGTATGCGCTAATAATACCTTCTTTTTTGAAAGTTTAAATTGGAATGGGATATGTGTTGAATATAATCCTGCACATAATGAATCATATAAATCTAGAAGTTGCCATTATATAAATGATGATGCTCTTAAATTAAATTATTCACAAATTTTTAAAAATTTAAATTTTCCTCAATCAATAGATTATTTATCTCTAGATATAGATGAATTAAGCTTTGATCTATTGCAAAAATTACCGCATGAAAATTATAGATTTAAAGTTATTACAATTGAACATGACGCATATCATCTTGGAGATAGTTTTAGAAAAAAACAAAGAGATTTTTTAAATTCATTAAATTACGAACTTATAATAGGAAATGTTTTTCTTCAACAAGATGGATATCCAGCAAGCTCTCCATTTGAAGATTGGTGGGTTGACCCCAAAGAATTTGATAAAGATTATATAAACAAAATAAAATCTGAAGATATATATCCTGCCCAGATAATGCTAAAATTTTCAGAATTATAATAAAAATAATTGATTTAAAAAATTTATAGTCTATAATATTTAAACATGAAAACTTCTAAATGTCGTATATCTGGAGATGAATTAATACCATTATTTAGTCTTGGAGAATTATATATATCTGATTTTGTAGATCAACAACCTAAAGATAAACAAAAATTTGAATTAAAACTAATGTTTTCTAAAAAATCTGGTCTTGTTCAACTTGAAGAAGGCGTAGATCCAAATAAGATGTATGGAAGATATTGGTATCGCTCTGGAACAAATGACACAATGAGAAAACAATTAAAAGATGTCGTGGATTCTTGCGCGTATGTAAAAAATATAAAAGACAAAGCTCTTTGGCTTGATATTGCTTGTAATGATGGTACATTATTAAGTTATGTTCCAGATAATTTTAATAAATTAGGTATAGACCCCGTTGAAGATTCATATGTAAAAGAAAGTTCTAAATATGCAGATCAAATTATCCAAGATTTTTTTTCTTTTGAATCTTACAGTAAAAGTATATTTAAAGATCAAAAGTGCGATATAATAACTTGCATAGCAATGTTTTATGACTTAGAAAATCCGATAGCTTTCCTTAAAGATGTAGAGAAAGTGTTAAAAGATGATGGATTATTTGTTATACAAATGAGTTATACACCACTAATGGTCGAACAACTTGCTTTTGATAATATTTGTCATGAACATTTAATGTATTATAATTTGCATTCAATTAAATATTTAGTAGAAAATAATGGATTCAAGATTGTAGATTGCGAATTAAATGACGTTAATGGTGGTTCGTTTAGAGTATATTTACAGAAAGAAAAAGCGGACAAGAATAGTTTTGCAACTGCTCCGTATAGAGATGTTGCAAAATTTAGGATAGAATCTTTATTAAAACATGAAATAGATCTTGGAGTAATGAATCCAGAATATTATCTAAATTTTTATAAAGAAATAGAAAACTTAAAAAATTTAACATTTAATTTTATAAAAAACGAAAAAGATAAGGGCAAAAGCATATGGGTATATGGAGCTTCTACAAAGGGTAATACCTTACTCCAGTATTTTGGCCTCAATAGCGATCTAATAGATGGCGCAGCAGAAAGAAGCCCTTATAAATTTGGATTAAAAACTATAGGAACAAATATATCAATATGCTCAGAAGAAAAAATGAGAAATAAGAATCCAGATTATCTATTAATACTTCCATGGCACTTTATAGATGAATTCAAAAGAAGAGAAAAAAAATACTTGGATAATGGCGGGAGTTTTATTGTGCCATGTCCAAAATTTGAAATTATAAGCAAATAATAGATAAAATGAAACTAGCTTTAGTAGGGCCTGGTATAATGCCGATACCGCCAAATGGATGGGGAGCAGTGGAGATGATGATTTGGGATTATTATAATATATTAAGAAAATATGATATAGAAGTAGATATTATAAATGTTCCAGCTAAAGATGAAATAATAAATAAAGTAAATAATGGTAATTATGATATTGTTCATATTCATTATGATGTCTTTATAGATATAATTGATCATTTAAATACAAAAGTAAAAATTTTATCTAGTCACTATCCTTTTATTAGTGATATACAGCGTCATCCAGAACATAATTATCATACAATTTTTCCTAAAATTGTTAATAATAAGAATTTTAATATTTTTGCATCATCACAAAAAGATATTGATACATTTATTAAATTTGGGGCAATTAAAGAAAATATTTATTTAAGTAAACTTGGGATTAAAAAAGATTCTTATGAATTTTATCCTAATGCAGAATATGATAGAACTTTATGTTTTTCTCAAATTGTGGACAGAAAAAGACAATTTTTAATTCAAAATATAGAAGAAATTGATTTTATGGGAAGACTAGATGATGTAAGATTTAAAAACTTTACTAATTATAGAGGAGAATTTGCTAGACATTCATTAAATAAAGAAATATCAAAATATTCTAATTTTATTTTAATTAGTTCCGTAGAGAATACAACCCCTTTGGCAGTTAAAGAAGCCCTAATATGTGGTCTCGGAGTTGTTGCATCTGAACAAGTCGCCTACGAATTAGATAAAACTTTAGATTTTATAACCGTGATAGAAGAAGATCGAATTAATGACATAAGCCATATAAAAGAATGCATAGATAAAAATAAAAATATATCTCGGGAGAAAAGACAGGAAATAAGATCTTATGGTATACGCGAATTCGATTTAGAGTCTATATTAAGAAAAGATTATATAGAACAATTAAAGTTACTATCAAATGAATAAATATACCTTTTTTTATGTTGTAGGTGGAACTGATATGTATTATAATCAATTAAAAAAATCTATTAGGAGCCTAGAAAGAATTAAAAAGAATTTTAACATAAAAATTTTAGATTTTAATAAAAAGTTATCAGATGAAAAAAATATAAAAATCATTAATATAAATAAAAATATTTACGAGAAGCACATATTTTGGCAGTATAAATATTTTATAACACAACAACTAGATACAGAGTACGGCATATATTTAGACTGCGATACAATTATATGCCATGATAGACTTGAAGAAATATTTAATAATTTAAACAATAGCTTCGGCGTAGTTCAACACTTTTATCTAGATAACTTTCAAAAATTTTTATCAGCTTTTCCTTATCAATCTTCAAAAGATTTTATTAAGAAGAGTTCAATTAATTTAATTGACCCATTTTTTACAGGAGGAGTCTTCTTTTTTAAAAATACGAAGAATTCTTTGGATATTATAAAAAATACTTTCGATATGCATGAAGAATATTATAAAATTAATTCTAATTATATTGAAGGTTTATATGATGAAACTTTTTTATCCGCTTCATTAAAAAAATTTAATTATTCTAATTTAAATGGAGCAATGAATCATTGCAGTGCAAATCACATGCCTTTAATGTTACAGGGCGATAGGCTAATGGGCAAAAATCCATTCGATGCCCGATATGAAGATGTATTTATATTGCATGGATATTCTGAAAGACAAACTCTTGGTTTAGATTTTCAAGGAGCTTTAAGAGCAAAAATACAAGAAATGTGGGCAGTATAAAATGAAAATAGTTTTAATTGGCCCAGGATGTATGGATATACCACCAAAAGGGTGGGGGGCGGTAGAATCACTTGTTTGGGACTATTATAGTGAATTAATAAAACTTAACCATGAAGTCAAAATTGTTAATACGTCAGACGCAAATACAATAATTCAAGAAACAAATAAATTTAATCCAGATTTTGTACATATTCAATATGATGAACATGTAAAAATAGCTAATCAAATAAATTGCAAAAAAATTGCTGCAACAAACCACTATGGTTACTTGACTCAAATACAAAATCATCCAGAATATCATCACATATTAGTAAATTTTGTGAGAAATAATTTTTACATATTCTGTCTGTCAAAGGAGATTGAAGAAGTCTACATAAAACTTGGAGTCGATAAAAAAAGATTAAGAATTACGCCAAATGGAGCAAATAATAGCATCTTCAAGTATTCAAATTATCCAGAATATAATAATAAATCAATTTACTTAGCCAAAATAGACTACAGAAAAAGACAATATATCTATCAAAATATAGAATCATTATATTTCGCTGGAAATTATCATGACGAAAGATTTAATAAAAATAATAAAAATTACTTAGGTGAATGGACTAAAGATTATCTATATAATAATTTAACAGATTATTCAAATCTCGTTTTATTAAGTGATGGTGAAGCTGATCCACTTGTGACAAAAGAAGCATTAATGGCTGGGCTAGGCTTAGTAATATCCGAATATGCTACCGCTAATCTAGATCTGTCGCTGCCATTTATAGACGTTATACCAAATGATAAATTAAACGACATTGATTTTATAGAAAAAACTATTATAAATAATAGAGAAAAATCAAATTATTATAGACCAGAAATAAGAAAGTACGGGATAGAAAATCATTCGTGGGACATAATTGTTAAAAAATATTGCAATATCGTAGAGAATACATTATAATAGATAATATGAATAATAATTTTAAAGAAACTTATTATGGAAAAAAGATAGACACAGCAAATATACTAAATATAGAAGATGCTAGTAAATTAATCAAAGGGAGAAAAACTGTAGTAGTAACTGGAGTAACGGGTCAAGATGGAAGTCATATGGTAGATTTTTTATTGAAAAATACTGAATATCTAATTTTTGGCGGAGTTAGAAGGTTGAGCGTATATAATCATGAAAATATCAAGCATATTAATTCTGATAGATTTTATCTTATAAATTTTGATTTAACTGATTCTCACGCAATTGCAAGGACTGTAGAAAAAATTCAACCAGAGTACTTTATAAATTTTGCGGCACAAAGCTTTGTAGCACCAAGCTGGGACTTCGCAAAACAAACTTGGAAGACAAATTCTACAGCAGTTTTAGATATACTTGAGGCCATAAGACTTTATAAACCTTCATGTAGATTATATCAAGCTGGATCGAGTGAAGAATTTGGAAATGTTCAATATTCTCCACAGGACGAAAATCATCCGTTAAGACCAAGAAGCCCATATGGAGCGAGCAAAGCTGCTTCGAGACAACTGGTTAAGGTCTATAGAGAATCATATAATATATATGCAATACAAGGATGGCTATTCAATCATGAAGGCACAAGAAGAGGAGAAGAGTTTGTTACAAGAAAAATTACCAAAAATGTAGCTAGAATTTATCATGCTATAAAAAATAATGAAAATTTTAAACCACTAGAGCTTGGTAATATTGAAGCGAAAAGAGATTGGAGTGACGCAGAAGATTTTGTTGAAGGCGTATGGATGATGTTAAATCAAGAAAAATATAATCTAAATTATGACGGCATGCCAAAAGAATACATATTTTCATCTAATGAAACTCATACCATAAAAGAATTTGCTGAAAAAGCTTTTAGGTTCGCTGGAATAGATGGCGAATGGATTGGAGAGGGAGAACATACAATTTTTATTGATAATAATAAAAAAACTCTTATACAAATTAACCCTTCATTTTATAGGCCAGCAGAAGTAGAATTACTGCTTGGAAATTCTAATAAAGCTAGAGAAGAATTAAACTGGAAACCAAAAATTTCATTTGACAATCTTATTAAAAAGATGGTAATATGGGATATTGAAAAATATAAATCATAAACTTTGTCAATTTATTGTTAAGAAATTTATTATAAGTAATATTAATTGGCCCAGAGAAATTAAAATCGCTCAAAAACTAGTAAAAAGATTTAATTCTTTTGAATTTTGGGACAATCTAAAACAATTAGCTAGTCCACCTCCATCATTAGCTTGGTTTCTTAAACCAGAAGGAAAGGCGTTTATTTTAAAAGAATACGAAGCATTCAAATTAAATTTAAATAAACAACTAATAATATTAAAAGAAAATAAAATAGGAGGAGATAAAAAAGTTTGCCAAAAGCCTAAAACTTTGCTACAATTTATAAGATATGGGAAGAAAACCTAAAGAAGAAACGATTGAATCGTCTGGTCCAAGCGCATCAGATAGATTATTATCATTTTTAAAAGATAATAAAGAAGATCATTATAACTTCGAAGATGAAGTTTACTATAAAGTATCTACTGGTAGTTTAAACCTAGATATCGCCACAAGTGGTGGTTTATGTCCAGGCTTACATAGATTTATCGGTATGAATGAAGGCGGTAAAACTTCAGAAGCATTAGAAGTAACAAAGAACTTTCTCAAAACTGTAGATAATTCTAGAGCTTTGCTATTTAAAGCAGAAGGAAGACTTAGTAAAGAGATCAAAGAACGATCTGGAATTAAGTTTGTTACTGACCCTAAAGAGTGGGTAGATGGAACATGCTTCATATTTGAATGTAATATTTTTGAAACTGTATCAGAATTAATGAAAGACTTAATTCAGTCCAATGATGAAAACAAGAGATACATATTTATTCTTGATTCAGTTGATGGATTAATGACTAAAGGTGATGCTCAAAAAAGTATGACAGAGGCAACAAAAGTTGCTGGTGGAGCAGTTATTTCTTCGATGTTAATGAAGAAAATCTCTCTTGCACTTTCTAAACGTGGTCATATGGCTATTTTTATTAGTCAAGTACGATCTGATATTAAATTAGATCCTTACGCCGCTAATAAGGATATTCGTCAAACTACCGCTACTGGAGGAAATGCATTATTGCATTTTGCTAATTGGATTCTTGAGTTTGAACCAAAATTTAATAAAGACCTTATCCTAGAAAAACCAAACGATAAATATGATCCAATTAAAAATAAAATTATTGGACATAATGTTAAGATTGTTATTAAAAAATCTACAAATGAATCTACAAATTCTAAGATTCAATATCCAATCAAATATGGTCGTAAAGACGGATCTTCAGTTTGGAGAGAATATGAAGTTATTGATCAAATCTTAGCTTGGGAATTCGCAACAGCTAAAGGAGCATGGGTTACTTTTTCCGATGAGATTATTGATGAACTTAAAAAGTCAAACCTAGAGCTTAAGAAGCAGCACCAAGGAATAGACAATCTAAGATCTTATCTTGAAGAAAATAAACCTATAGTAGATTATTTTTATACTAAATTTATTAATACGCTTGCGTCATGAGATTACTAAATATTAACGGCAAGCTCGTTAATAAAAATGTAAGAAATTATCTTGTAGATTGGGAGGGTAAAAGCCGCAGTAAACTTCAATTTAAATTCAAGCAATTTTTCTATCCTTATTGGAAAAATCATATTGTTTATGAGGAATTTCCAGTATATGGAAGTATGCTTAAAGTAGACATATTAAATGCAACAAAAAGGATAGCGGTTGAAATACAAGGCAATCAACACGAATCCTTTAATGAATTTTTTCATGATCATTCAAGATTAAAATATTTGCAAAGCATCAAAAGAGATGTAAAAAAAGAGAAATGGTTAGAAATGAATAATTTTAAATTTTTAGAATTGTATGAAAATGATCTAAAGACCTTATCGCCACAATATATAGAAGAAAAATGCGGAATTCTAATCATTTAAGTGTAAAAAGAATTGGTGACTAATAAAAAGACTTTTAAAATTCCAGATTCTCTTTTGAAGCAAATTGATGAGTGCAGTTTTGGCGGATATATAATGTTTAATTTTTCAAGCAAAGGCGAACCTCAAGTTTTTACAAAATTTGATAATCAAATAAATGCTATGGCCCTTTTATATTATGTAAATACTTGGAGTCAAAGCGTAGATCAATTAAATCTAGAAGCAACAACAGATCAAATAGCAAGAACAAACCAAGAAGACGATTTCGATAATCCAGAAGATAAAGATTAAAACTTGACTTTTAATTTTTGTTTTGGTATCATATATATTGAATGATTTACTCTTTACAAGTAGAAAGACACGTATTAAGCGGGTTACTTAAACATCAAGATCTATTTGCAGATATTGATGTATTTTTAACCGAAAATGATTTTTATAATGATGTTCATTCATCAATATATACTGTATTTAAAAATATAAAACATAAGGGTGAAAATGTAGACAAAGTATTATTAGCAGAAAAGATTAAGAATCTAGGTATCTCATTCAAAGATGAAATTAATATTTTTGATTATATTGATAATTTAAGTTTTTCGCAAATTACTGAAGAAGCAACCTTAAATGCCTGTAAGGAATTAATTAAATTAAGAATCCGTAGAGAAATATCTCAAACCGCTGATAAACTAAAAGAATATGTCAACAAAAATTCAGAAGATTCTGTTGATCAAATTATCGGCAAGATAGATCAAATGTATAATAAAAAGATTTCAGCATATTCAGAAAATGATATGCCAATCAATATATTTGCCGAGGTAGAAGATCTTGTAGAAGAAATTGGAAATGCGCCAAAAGATGACACCGGATTAATAACTCCTTATTCTGAATTTAATAGAATGTATGGTGGTTTAAAGAATGGCAATATTTACGCTATTGCAAGTAGGCCAGGTCAAGGAAAATCAACTTGGTTAAATGATATTTGCTTTAAAACTTCTATTAATCCCAAGAATAAAACCAAAACTCTTATTCTTGATACCGAAATGCAAACAGTAGACATTCAATTAAGAATGGTCGCATCACTAACTGATGTACCAGTTTGGTATCTTGAGACTGGTAACTGGCGTAAAAATGAAGAAATGACAAAAAAGGTTAGAGCAGCTTGGGCAAAAGTAAAAACATATGAATATTTTCATTATCACGTAGGCAATAAAAACATTGATCAAGTATGTTCTATTATTCGTAGATGGTATCTTTCTAAAGTTGGTCGCGGCAATCAAGCGATGATTGCATATGATTACATTAAATTAACAGGAGAGAAAGTAAGTCAAAATTGGGCGGAGCATCAAGCTATTGGTGAAAAGATTGATAAACTCAAAAGAATTTCCGAAGAAATTCATTGTCCAATTATAACCGCGATGCAGTTGAATAGAACAGGAGAAAATTTTAATCGTAATTCAAATAATGTAGTTGATGATAGTTCAGTTATTTCACTTTCAGATAGACTACAGTGGTTTGCTTCGTTTGTAGCTATTTTTCGAAGGAAGACTCTGGATGAAGTAACTCTTGATGGTCAAGCATTTGGTACTCATAAGTTGATTCCAACTAAAACTAGATTTCAAGGTAAAGATGCTGCTGGTCATCAAGATTTAGTAAGAAGACTAGATTCTGCCGGCAAAGAGATTTGGGCACAAAATTATCTTAATTATCAAGTAACAAATTTTAATATTGAAGAAAGAGGTTCTTTAAGAGATGTTGCTGAAAGGCAAAGAGAGCAATACGAACTCACAGATCAAAATGCAAATGATGGAGAATTATTATGAACGTAGAACTAATATCAATTACAAAACCAGAAATTAAAGGAATTAAAAACGCAGAAGATTTGGTGGCTTATTGCGCCAGAGTAAGTAATCCATCTAATCAAATGAATGTAGAAACTGCACCAAAATTATTGAAATTTTTAATTAAACATAAACATTGGAGTCCATTTGAATTAGTAGATATGTGTCTAGAGATAAAGACAAGTAGAGCTATTGCAGCTCAAATTTTACGTCATAGATCTTTTTCATTTCAAGAATTCAGCCAAAGGTATAGTCTTGCTAATGAATACGAAGATATTGAATTAAGATTACAAGGAGATAAAAATAGACAAGTTGGAGAAAAGCTACTACCAACAGGTACAGATGCTTATGATAAAATTAATGAACTTTTGATAGAATCTTTATCATTATCACAACACTGTTACGAAACAATGATAGAAAATGGAGTAGCAAAAGAGGTCGCCAGAATGATTTTACCTCTAACAACTCAAACGACTATGTATATGAAGGGATCATTGAGAAGTTGGATTCATTATATTGAATTGAGAACTGAACAGAATACCCAAAAAGAACATAGAGAAATTGCTGATAGATGTAAGAAAATATTTATTAAAGAATTTCCTACTATAAGTGAGGCTTTAGAATGGAACAAATAAGCGTATATGAAATCCTAACGGAATTAGGGTATCAGTTAAAAGATTATGGCAAAGAATTTAGGGCTAAGCCTCTATATAGAGATAGTGATAATGATACTGTTTTAAGAATTTATAAAGATACAGGCAAATGGTTTGACTTTAAACAAAATATTAGCGGCGATATAAATTCCCTTGTTAGACTTACGTTAAAGATTGATGATCCAGATAAAGCGCAAGAATGGTTAAAAAATAAAAATTTTCATATTAACTATAGCATAGAATATATAAAACCTATTTTAAAATCAACAAAAAAATTCGATCTAAATCTTTTAGATAATCTTGAAAACAACAATTCTTATTGGAATAAAAGAGGTATTACTGACATTACATTAAACCCATTTAAAGGTGGAGTTGGTAAAGCTGGTAAAATGAAGAATAGATATGTTTTCCCAATATTTGATATTAAAAATGATATCATAGGTTTTTCTGGTAGAGATATAACGAATCTTTCTAAAATTAAATGGAAACATCTTGGTGAAAAAAATGACTTTCTTTATCCTTTATTTTTAAACTCTCAGATTATAGAAAATCAAAAAGAAATAATCTTGGTTGAAAGTATAGGCGATATGCTTAGCTTATGGCAGGCAGATATTAAAAATGTTTTAGTAACATTTGGCACAAATCTTAGTCTTGGTATTTTAAATTATTGTTTGAAAATTGATGTAAAGAAAATTTATATTAGTTTAAATAATGATTCTAATAAAAATAACGCTGGTAATATTGGAGCCGAAAAAGCTCAAGCAAGACTTAAAAGGTATTTTGATGATAAACAACTTAAAATTACACTACCAATAAAAAAAGATTTTGGCGAGATGAATAAAGAAGAAATTTTACAATGGAAAGCAAATCTTTAAAAATTTTATCTGCATCTAGAATTAAAACTCTTGAAACTTGTTCTTGGGTTTATTGGAACAATTATCATGCTAAAGTTCCTCAAACTCAAAATGATGGAAGTCTTAGAGGTACAATTTGTCATACAGTTTTTGAACTTCTATTAAATCCAAAACATAAACATCATTATAATAAAATTATAAAAAAGAATTCTATTAAAGGCAGCAAAGCTATTACCCGATTAGTAAAAAAATTAAAAGTTAAAGTCGGACTAGATGAATCAAATTTTGAAATTTTAGATCAAATGATTATGGTTGGACTAAAACATGATTTTTTTGGTGAAAAAGATGGTGAAATTGTATCTCCAGAATATGCATTTGAAATTAAAAATGATAACCCTAAATATCATATTAAGGGCTTTATTGATAAGCCTATTAAATCAAAAAATAAAATGGTTATAATTGACTATAAAAGCTCTAAAGCTAAATTTAGGGGAGATGACCTCGAAGCTAATATTCAAGCTATGATGTATAGTTTAGCTAGTAAAAAACTTTGGCCTAAACTTAAACCTATAGTTCGATTTTTATTTCTTAGATTTCCTAAACAACCAATACAAGAACTTGAGTTCACGGAAGATCAAATAAAAGGATTTGAACATTATCTTGAGCATATTAATAATTATATTAATAATTTTGATGAAAACTCTGCTAAAGCTAATTTTGCACTAGATAATGATAAAAGTAAATGGATGTGTGGAATAGGTAATTGGAGATGTCCCTATAGGGATGCTTATGAATATTATGTAAAATTAAATGAAAAGGGAGAGGTCGTTGAATCTAGTTTAACTGAAGATTTTAAAGATATTAAAGGATATACAATAGAAAAAAGAAAATATCAAGGATGTCCTAAGTTTAATACTCAAAAAACAAAAGATGACTTTTTAGATTGATTATTATACATAACTATGTTATAGTTAGCAAAATGATACCACTATTTAAATCACATTATTCTTTGGGTAGATCAATTCTTACCCTTGAAGATAAGAATGATGCGGATGATTATCCAGAATCTATAATTCAAATAGCCAAAGAGAATAAATTAAAAGAAATATATTTGGTTGAAGATAATATGTCCTCTTTCTTAGAGGCATATACTAATACAATAAATAATAATATTAAATTAAATTATGGTCTAAGGGTATCAGTTACAGAATCTATAAATGATAAAACAGAAGAATCTAGACAGAAAACATCTAAAATTATTATTTTCTTTAGAAATAAAAAGGGTCACGAATCTTTAACTAAATTGTTTAGTATCGCTGCAAAGACAGGTTTCTATTATGAACCAAGACTAGATTATGAAATTCTTGAAAATAACTGGTCAGAAGATCTAATCTTATCTATCCCCTTTTATGACTCTTTTATATTTAATAATACTTTGAGAAATTCTATATGTATTCCTCAGTTTAATTTTACCAAACCAATAGCCTTTGTTGAAGACAATGATTTACCATTTGACTTGATTGTTAGCAGTAAGATCCAAAATTACGCTCAAGAAAATTGTCTAGAACTTTATAAGACAAAAAGTATTTATTATAAAAAAAGAAAAGACTTTAAAACATATTTAACATTCCGCTGCATTAACAATAGAAGTATACTCAATAAGCCAGAGCTTGAACATATGTCAAGTAATGAATTTTGTTTCGAAAGCTATTCGGAGACAAAATAATGGACGAGCATTTATTAAGATACGATAAGAAAAAGACTCTCGTTTTTATTGACTGCGAGACATTTAATCTTTGTTTAAATTTTTGTCATAATTTACCTTGGCAAATTGCCATGATAAAAGCAAAGGGAGATCAAAAGATTGACGAAAAGAATTTTTACCTTAAATGGCAAACTGATTTAAAGATTAGCCAGGACGCAGCAAGAATCACAAGATATGATCATAAAAAAGTTCAAAAAGAAGGCCATGATCCAAAAGAGATATTTCCAACAATTAAAGATTGGCTAGACCACGCAGATTATATTATTGGTCATAATACTATTGGATTTGATATTTATTTAATAAAAGAGTATTATAAATCTATGGGATGTAATTGGCATCATTTAGTTAACAAATTTATTGATACAAATGCAATTGCTAGAGGCATAAAATATGGAATTCTATATAGTCCAAAAGAAAGTTTAATTGAATATCAATATAAAATATATCACACAAGAAAGAAAAATGTTAAAAGTTCCTTGACTGCTTTAGGTAAAGAAAATGGAATTGAACATGATTACGATAGACTTCACGATGCAATAAACGATCTTGACTTAAATATAAAAGTATGGAATAAATTGAAATGGCAAATAGAGGTATAATATGGCTTCACTAGATGATATTTATGATATGATTCAAAAATTAGATGATGCAAATATTGAGTATCTTTTAATCACCATACAAAAAGGTAAAAAGATAGGTAAAGCGGATGTCTTTTATTCTTTAAAAGATAAAAATTCAATGAAAGTCCTAACAGAGGGATTAAATAAATTTACAAAGGAAGTTGATAGACTAGACGATGAAGGCAAATTTGAATAATTTTTTACAAGATAAAAACTTTTCTTCTAAATTTGAGGATGTAGATTTAGGTCTACATGGAGTTAGACTTCCAGAGTTTGGTATTGAATCTTCTTCTAAAAGACATCTTAACCTTAGCGAAGATGTAACAAATTATGATTTTCTTAGAGCTTTGTCTTTAAATGGATTTAAAGAACTAAAAATAGACAAGACTTTACCAGAATATAAAAAATATGTAGATCGTGCAAAATATGAACTAGAAACTTTGAAAGAATTAGGCTTTATTGATTATATTCTTCTAGTTTGGGACGTAATTAATTTTTGTAAAACTAATAATATTCCAGTTGGATTAGGTAGAGGTTCAGCAGCTGGATCTTTGATTCTTTATCTTATTGGCGTAACAAGAATTGATCCAGTTAAATATAACCTTTATTTTGAAAGATTTATATCTAAGATTCGTGCTAAAAAGCAGGTTGTTGATGGAATAACGTATTTAGATGGCAGTTTAATGTGTGACGTTGATTTGGATATTTGTTATTATAATCGGCATAGAGTGTTAGAATACTTGGAAACGAAATTTAAAGGTAAAACAAGTAAAATTTTAACTCTTAATACTCTTAGCGGTAAACTACTAATTAAAGAATGTGGTAAGATTGTAGGAGAAAAGACCGAAGAAGAAATGACTATGATTTCCTCTTTAATTCCAAAAATATTTGGTCAAGTTAAGGACATTACCACCGCTTATCAAGAAGTTGAAAAATTTAAAGAATGGTGTGATGAAAATAAAGAAGTATATGAAATTGCTTTAAAATTAAGAGATTTAATCAAAAACAAAGGCGTTCATCCATCTGGCGTTTTGCTTTCTTATAATGATTTGGAAAGAGTTTGTCCAACTGAATTTTCGTCAGATAAAGAACCTGTTTCTAGTTTTGATATGAATTGGGTAAGTCTTTTTAATATTAAACTTGATATTTTAGGCTTAAGAAGCGTATCAGTAGTCCATGATGTATGTAAAAATATTGGAATAAAAATTGAAGATATTGATTTGAATCATGAATCAATTTATAGAAATCTTCAAGATTTAAAATCTCCGCATGGACTTTTCCAAATTGAAGCAGATACGAATTTTAAAGTTTGCCAAAAAGTAAAACCAAAAAATTTAGAAGAACTGAGCGGTGTACTTGCTCTTGCAAGACCCGGAGCATTACAATTTGTAGATAAATATGCAAAATATACAAATACTGGAGATTACGAGGGAATTCATCCATTCTTTGATGATATTCTAAAACAAACTGGTGGAGTTGCACTTTATCAAGAACAGCTTATGCAAATGGCTCATAAGATAGGATTTACTCTTGACGAAGCAGAAATTTTAAGAAGAATCGTAGGTAAGAAAAAGATTGATGAGATTAAAGCTTGGCAAAAGAAGATTGAGTCTAAGATTAAACAAAGTAAATTACCAAAGGAAGTTGGAGAAATTCTATGGAAAATTATGGAAGATTCAGCTAATTATTCATTTAATAAATCTCACTCTCTTGCTTATGCAGCTTTAGCTGCAGTTACAATTTATCTTAAATTTAATTATCCTCAACAATTTTTCTTATCATTACTAAAAATGAGTAGAAATGAACCTGACCCAATCGGTGAAATTTCTAAAATTCAAAAAGAAATGCATGAATTTGGCACAGAGTTATTGCCTCCTCATATTATTAAATCTGATATGGATTTCTCTATCGAAGATAAAAATATAAGATTTGGATTATTATCAATTAAAGGTATTTCAGATAAATCAATTGAAAAACTAAATAGTTTTCGTAATAAATATTCAAATAAGTTTGAAATCTTTCAAGCGGCAGAAGAAGCTGATCTTAATATCGGGGTATTATCAGCATTAATTCAAGCTGGGGCTTTGAGTGGATTTAATCAATCTAGAAGTAAAATAGTTTTAGAAGCTCAATTATGGAATGTATTGACCTCGAAAGAAAAGAAGTATGTAATTTCTTTTGCAGAAAAGTTTGATTATGATTTAATTAAGATAATCAAGCATTTAAATAAATTTACTGATGAAAAGAACCACATAGTTATTAAACATACTAGATTAAATACAATTAAAAATAAGTATGACCCATACCTTAAAATTTACAATCAAAACAGTAAAAGCGAAAGCTTTGCTAATTGGTATTACGAAAAGAAATTACTAGGTTATACTTATAATAAAAACTTAAAAGAAATATTCTCTGAAAAAAGAGAAAATCTAAAATATATCTATGACTTAACGGAAGAACCTATAAACTCTAAAATCGCTTTTGTTGGCCAAATAGACGAGGTTTATTCTGGGGTTTCTAAAAATGAAAAGAAAACTAGATATGTTAGATTAAAAATCTCTGATGAGACTTCTTCAATAAGTGCCCTTATATTTAACGATAATATTGAAAATAATAAATTATTAAATAATAAAGCATTTGAAGAAGGTAATATTGTAATAGTTAAGGGATTAAAGAAAAATGATTGTATATTTGCAGATCTAGTAGCTATTCAAGATCATGAAATATACATGAAACTAAATGATTTAAAGAAAATAGATAAAAATAATTGACTTTTCTAAAAGTATCTGATAACATTAGATAATATGATATCATTTTATAAACCAAATAGTAAAAATACAGGTACAGCTTGTAGCTTTAGCGTAAATTCAAAAGACGGCTCAGTTTGGAGTTCTTTAATCAAACAAAGTTCTTGGAATGAAACCACGAAAACTGGCTCATTTTTAGACAATAAAGATAACCCTCAAAAGAGCGCAAGAGTTAAATTTTCTTTAACAGAAGCCGCTGGCTTGCTAGAAGCGCTAGATAAGAATGTTGAATTCTCTGCTTATCATTCTTCTGATAAACAAGTAACAAAAATTAAATTTTCTCCTTATCTTAAAGATGATAAACAAGTTGGATTTTCTTATAGCGTAAATAAAGAAAGTAAAGACAATATAGAAAATAAACAATCATTTCTACTTGGATTTTACTTTAATGAAGCTAGATTGATAAGAGAATTTCTTATTCATGCGTTAAATTCTGTGTTCAAAGCGCAAGAAATTGAAACAATTAAGAAAATCAAAAATTCAAAATCAAATCAAAATTCAGAGAGAGCAGACTCACAGGAAGATAGTGAACTTTGGTAATCGTGAGAAAAAAGAAGATATTATTTCAAAGTGATTTTTGTTTAGCCAAAACAGGTTTTGGCAGAAACGCCAGAGCCTTATTAAAATATTTATATTCTACTAATAAATATGAAATAGTTCAATATTGCTGTGGGATGACTCATGATCATCCAGACTTTAGGAAAACGCCTTGGAAATCTTTAGGATCTTTGCCAAATACCCAACAAGAGTTAGAACAAATTAATAGAGATCCAAATCTAGCTAGAATGGCGAGCTATGGCGCACATCTTATAGATAAAGTAATTAATGAAGAAAAACCAGACGTTTACTTTGGTGTACAGGATATATGGGGTGTAGATTTTGCAATTGAAAAAAGCTGGTTTAATAAAATAACATCGGTTATCTGGACAACTTTAGATTCTTTACCAATTTTAGATTCAGCTATAAAAAATGCATCGAAAATAAAAAATTATTGGATCTGGAGTAATTTTGCAACAAAAGCGCTTCATAAACTTGGTTATAGTCATGTTAAGACCTTACATGGAGTTTTAGAAGATAAAGATTTTTATAGATTATCAGATTTTGAAAGAAATCAACTTAGAAAAAAACATAATATACCTCAAGATGCATTTATAATAGGTTTTGTATTTAGAAATCAATTAAGAAAAAGCGTTCCAAATCTTTTGCAAGGCTACGCTCTATGGAAAAAACAGAATCCAGAAATTAAAAATACATATCTTCTATTTCATACACATTGGGGAGAAGGCTGGAATATACATAAACTCGCAGTAGAAATAGGAGTTAATCCACAAGAAATATTAACAACTTATATATGTAAAAATTGTGGTGAATATGAAATTAAACAATTTACTGGTCAGGATCTAAATTGTAAATTCTGTGGAGCAGAAAAAACTCAAACTACAACTAATGTTGGGTTAGGTGTTACAGAAAATCAATTAAATGAAGTATATAATTTTATGGATGTTTATTGTCATCCATTTACTAGCGGTGGTCAAGAAATACCAATCCAAGAGGCAAAATTAACAGAACTTATTACATTAGTTACAAATTATAGTTGTGGTGAGGAAATGTGTGAGCCAGAAGCAAATTCACTTGCATTAGAATGGAATGAATACAGAGAGCATGGTACAGAATTTATTAAAGCTTCAACATATCCAGAATCAATAGCTAAACAATTAAATATTGTATATAAAATGCCACAACATAAAAGACTTGAAATGGGTAAAAAAGCCAGAGAATGGACAATTAAAAATTTTGGAGTAAAAAATGTAGGTAAAGTCATAGAAGATTTCATAGACGTCCAACCTTTTGCCGATTGGGGTAAAATAAAAGAAAATCCAGAAGATAAAAAAGACCCTTATTTTCAAATACCAAATATCTTAGATGATTCAGAATGGTTAATTTACATGTATCACAACATTTTAAAAATGAAAAATATTGATGCAAATGATTCTGGTCATAAATATTGGATGTCAGAATTATCTAAAGGTATGAAAAGACAAGATATAGAAAATTATTTTAGAAATGTAGCTTTACAAGAAAATAATAAATCTAAAGAAGTAAAATTCGAAGATCTTCTTGATCCAAAAGATAAAGGTCGAGTCATATATATTATGCCAGAGAGTGCGGGAGATATATTTCTAAGTACAGCTTTATTTAAATCTATAAAAAATAGATATCCAGAGTATAGTTTATATGTTGCTACAAAACCTCAGTATAAAGATATTTTAGATGGAAATCCATATGTTCATAAATGGCTAGAGTATAACCCAATAATGGATAATCTTATTTGGCTAGAAGGAAATAATCAGCACGATGGCTATTTCGATATAGCTTATCTTCCATATACATGCACTCAAAGAAATTTAAATTATTTACATAATGGTATAGATAAGTTAGACTTTGTCTTAAATTAATCTATTATTTTCTAGATGAGACTTCTTGATACATACGCTACAAATACAGGATCAAAAATCTGTAAACCATTTATATATACAAAATTTTTTCCACTACCATTTAAGAAATTTATAACATTTCAAGCTCAAACTCCATATGATTCTAGAAATTATTCATATTGGCAAGAAGTAATTAATATTATACATCCGTATTTAAATAAAAATAATATTAGTATTATACAAGTAGGAGTAAAAGATGAAAAAACATTTAATGGGGTGATAAATATATTAGGTCAAACAAATATAAATCAACTAGCATATGTTATAGAAAATAGTCTACTTCATTTTGGCGCAGATAGCCTTTCTGTACATTTAGCGTCCTCTTACGATAAGCCAATTGTAGCATTATACAGTATTAGCAATCCAAATGTAGCTGGGCCTCATTTTGGCGAAAAAAATAAACATATTCTTTTAAAAGGTTACGAAAGAGTTGGCAATAAAAAGCCTTCATATTCTCAAGTAGAGTATCCTAAATCTATTGACACAATTAAACCAGAAGAAATAGCAAAAAGTATTTTAAACTTATTAAATATTAAATATGAAAAAATAATAAAAACACTTTTTATTGGGAAAGATTTTAATGTAAAGAGTTATGAAATTATACCAGATGGAGAAATAGATATAAGTTTAATGCCAATAGAAAATCCTATAATTCGTATGGATTATTTTTTTAATGAAAGTGTTCTAGAAAAGATTCTTATGCATAAAAAAGCTATAATATTTACAGATAAACCAATAAAAAATGATATTATTAAAAGATTTAAAAAGAATATTTTACAAATTATATACGTGATAGATGAAAAGAATGATTTTAATTTTGTCAAAAATCTAAAATTAAATTCAATTAATTATACACTTTTTTCATTTTTATCAAATGAAGAATTGAATAAATATAAATTAAACTATATGGATTATAATTTAATAGCCAACAGAGATCATACTACTAAAGAATATACAAAAATAACAGATACAAAAAATTTAAAATACTATTCTTCTAGGCTTTTATATTCCTCAACTGGTAATTATATCTCTAAATATGATTGGATGAATAAAACTAAAGATTTGGTAATAGATGATCCAGAATTTTGGAAAGAAGTTGATAATTTTTATATTTATTCTATTGACGAATAAAATAGATTATGATAATATCTTATTATGATAGAATTAGAAAGAAATGATAATACAGCATCACTAGGAAGTTCAGAACTATATAATATGACTAATGAATCTAAAACCACAAATATTCAATCATTAGTTAATGTGCCCCCAAATATTATAACAAGAAACCAATATGGTCTGTTAGAAAGTAGTAATATTAACTATATATATAATGAAGATGGTTCAATAAATTGGAGGAAGATGATTAAAATTGAGCATCTTGTACCTAATAGACAAAAGACTCAAGAAACAGACGTTTATAAACTTCAAGATAAAGACCTACTTATTCTTTTGGGTGGAATTAAAGAATTAGCACAAATTAGAGGTTATACTAGCGTTGAGTATAAAGTAGTTGCAGCTTCTGAAACTTATTTTGCCACAAGCTGTAAAATTACCTGGTTACCAAATTATGAAACTGGCGGAAGAGAAGTCGCGTTTGAATCTCTCGCCGATGCAACCTCTAATAATACTAAATCTTTTGCTAGATTCTTTTTAGCTGCAATCGCAGAAAATAGAGCATTTGTTAGATGTGTTCGTAATTTTCTTAAGATTAATATTGTTTCACAAGAAGAACTTGGAGACGCAAAACTTTTAGATGATTCAAATTTTATTCAAGAAAACCCAACTTCTCCTCAATCATTACTTGAAAAAGTAATGAAAGATAAAAATATAAATTTTGAGCAATTAAAGAAAAAATTAATTAAAGAAAAATTTGAAGGCGCAGAAGATTTAAATAGTATATCAGAGATACCAAAAGTAAAAATATTTGAACTAATAGATAGAATTAAAAAAATCTAAGACTAACGAATATTGACGCTTGTTACTTTTGCACACCCAACGATTGTTGAACCAACGTAAGCTTGCATAGAATCGTTTTCAAAACTGTAAACATCTTGTGCAACCATTGTTCCATTTTTGAAATTTGCTGATGAGCCTAAAGAAAAGTTTGATGTGAATATAGGATTTCCTTCGCCACAACATCCTGGAGTTGAATTTTCGTAAAAATAAACTGTTCCTCCAACGCTTGAATAAGGTTTCATGGCTTCTTTGCTAGCTGCGACTTTTACTTTTGCACGAGAGTAGTAAGAATTGTTCGTATTATCAACTGGCACAAATGAGAATCCAGCACCCCAACAAGCATCTCTACCAGATCCACAATTAGTTCCACAAGGGTCTTGGTTGCTATTATTTTGTAAAATGCTCATCCGTGTATTAACAGATGATCTAGAGTATCCTTTAGCTGTAGATATAGTCACATGCGAACTTATTTCTATAGCACCATCAGCACTAACCATACTCGCTCCACAAGGGGGATTTCCATCGTAGTAGGGAGGACAATATAAATCTTCAATAGTTGAACTGGAACAAGTTGTCCTCGTACAACTTCCTTCGCTTGGATTACACGATGGAAAACCTCCACAACTATTACCTTGTATACTTTCACTACGAGGAGAAGGAAAGTCATTACTTCCTGGTGTAAAATTTGAACTCATGCTGAAAGAATTTGAGCAATTTTCTTCACAAACAAAGTAATTACAAGGAGCTACCTCGCACGAACTAAAATCACACTCCACTAGTTTGCAGTTGATATTTGTTTTTATATTAGAGCTGTCACTATAAGTGGCAAGACCTGGAAAATACAAATAACTGTTATTAGTACTACCAGCAGCATTAAACGTAGACATTGCGCTAGCTGTTTCTATATATCTACCATATCCATCCACAGAACCTCTTATAGTATAAGTATAATTACTGTTTCCATTTTCATTAGCTCGCTCATTTAACGATGAGCGATACTCTAATACTGGGGCATAGTTATCTCTTGCCCTTGAAAAAGTGTAACTACCAGCCATCCTAGAATTATAATTTCTATAACCAAGAGTACCTTCTGGTAAAGAGTCTCCGTTTAAACATCCAAAACCACCAGGAACAACATTAGCTGATGTACTAATACTAAAAAGTGATACTCCTGGAGCACAATTTTCACAATTTTGATTACATGATCCCATATAATCTTATTACACTTAAGAATTATATAAAATTATTTAATTTCTGTATCGTATTAAACTATTTCTTACAAAATACAAATTAATAAAAAATCCACAAAAAGCACTTAAAATATTACTAAGAATAGGATATGTCAATCCAAAAAATGGATTAATAAAAAAACTAACACCTAAAGATATCCAAAAACTAGAGCATTCATGACATAATAAAGGTTTATGTATATAAGGTATTTTTGCAACAAAATTTCTAAATGGTCTTGCTACTTCTGTATCACTCCAAGCATAAGAGACGCCCAAACAAACAAAAAGATAGATTAAAAATTGATAAAACATTTAAACAAAATAAATTAATAAATGATCTTCTTTTTCTAAGATTGAAAAAGATCTAAATAAAAGTTTATCATTTTGAATTTTTTTACAAAGATTCTTCCAATCCTCTTCATCTTTGCCAATTTTGAATACTCTGCCGCCAGTAGTTAAGAACATATTTTGTTGATTAACAATAGGCATCATTGGATAATGGATTTGAGATTGACTTTGTTCAATATCTTTTTTATTTTCTTCTATTAGTTTTTTAATTTCTTGATTATTTAAAAGATCTTCAAAATATACAACTTCAGTTACAGTTTTTGGACTTAAATATGACCTAACTCTGTTTCTACAAGAGCAATTTGGATTATCTCTAGAACTTACAAGATCTGCTAAAATATCTGGAAATTTTTCTTTTAAAGAATTAAAAAAAACATCATTTTTCATGAAAATTGTGAAAAAAGCTTGAGAATTTAGTATTTTATCTATTGTCATATAAACTATTATATTGCAATTATGTTAAAAAATCTAAATTTATATTGTTATTTAATATTTGAGTTTTTAGATTTAAATTTAATTTTGCGTCATTATTTAAAGTATAGTTTATAGAACTTTGATCATTAACAAGCCCAGACAAGTTTAATACCAAAAGATTTGAATTAGAATTATATTCTTTAATTTTTATATTAGCTGGATATGATTTGATTCCAGTAAATATATTTGAGACCTTCTCTTGATTATATTCACTCATAGAAAAATTAAGATCCATATTAATATATATTGGATATTTGATAATTACATTATCAGGTAAATAATTTCCTATTGTGTAAACTGGTTCACGGGGTACTTCAATTTCTATAGAAAAAGACTCTAATCGATTAGAATTTACTTCATTTAAACTTATTTCTGCATAACAACTATCACCCAAAGTAAAATTATTTAATCTGTTTGGTATATATGAAAAAACTCCAGAAGTATTGCCTAATTCTCCAAATATTATATTTTTTGTATTTACTATAGGATATTCACCAAGTCTATAATTTAATGAATAATTTGTCAGATAACCACTAGAAAAAGTTAAAAATTTATTCCCATATTCTACCTTACCTTCAAAAAGATCTCCAGTTATAAAATTTATAAATCTATCTTTTTGGCTTAATAAGTAATCTATGTCTAGATTTGCAACTATTGGGTTAGAAACAAAATAATTAGAATTAGAATCATTTACTGCTAAGGACGAATCAACATTATTATTATAAGATATATTTACCCCTTGCACTCCAGAAATAATAGAATTATTTAGATAAAAATTTTGATTTTCTATAGAATATACGTTAAACATTAAATATAATTACACTTCTTTTAAGTGTAAAATATAGGAGGTAAAAGGTATATGGCTAGTATTTATGATACAGTTCCTAACTGGAGCGCGGCAACTACATACAATAAGTTCAATATTGTAATAGGTAGCGATGGAAGGTACTATTACTCTGTAATTAATAGCAACCAAAATAAAAACCCAACAAGTACTAGTCCTTCATATTTAGGTTCAACTTGGGATGGATACATTTCTTTAAATAATGTTTTATACCCAAATTTTTGGTGGAAACCATCTTATAATGGATCAATTCAACATAAACCAAAATTAAAAATAAATCAATTTGGTAATGGATATCAACAAAGGTTAAATGATGGCATAAATAATGATCTAATTGAATTAAATTTAAGTTTTCAAAACCGAAGCGAATTAGAAACAGTGTCTATACTTCATTTCTTAAAAGAGAGAAATGGGCAACAAAGTTTTGTTTATAACATACCTACGATATACTCTAAATCTTCTAATGATTTAACTACAAAATTTACTTCGTTTAGCTGGAACGCAAGCTATGTTTCTTATAATAATTACAATATAGAAGTTGATCTTACAGAAACACCTGTTTAATAATTATGCCAATTGTACCACAATCTCAAGTTTATAATTATTTAATTAGTGGCGCTAGATCCATAAATACAGAAATCTCTTCTTTATCTCCATCAGCACAAATTTTTCTTTATGAATTAGATATATCAGAAGTTGCACCAACAACAGTAAATTATCCAGTGGAAAATCAACCAATTAATAATGGTGTTTTTAGAGTATATAATGATTATAATTTATTTAAAATTTCAACAAATAGTGATCCACAAAAATATGGTGCAATTAAATGGCAAAATAACTTTTATTATCCCTTTCCAATAGCCGCAGAAGGATTTGAATACACTTCCGCTGGAACTTTACCTACTCCAAGAATATCAATATCTAATTTATCTCCAGATTACTCAGCTAATTCTTTCTATAGATATTTACGAATGCAAATTCAATCTTTAGGAGATATAGTTGGGGCAAAATTTACAAGAATAAAAACATTCTTAAAATACTTAGATGGATCAAATTTTTCTGGCAATATAAACATATTTAATCCTCAAACTGGATTATATGAAATGGAATTACCAAAAGATATATATTATATAGATAGAAAATCTTTAGAAACAAAAGATATTATTCAATACGATTTAGCTTCAATATTAGATATAGAAAACTTAACATTACCAGGAAGAACACTTTTATCTACAAGATGTCCATTTCAATATCGAGGAGAAGGATGTTTATATGAATATAATAATAGATTAACATATCTTCATAGTGGCGTTTATGCGAATATTGCAAATCCTCCATATCAAATAAGAGGACTGCAAACCGCACCGCCAGTTGCAACAGAAAATGATCAGCTTTTTATAGGTCAAGGAGGAGTATTTGATAGTGGAGTGCATATAAATGCAAATAACGCAATATTAAGAATAACTGGCGGAGCTGGAAATCTTGGTCCATGGCAAAATAATTATAGTTACATTTCTGGAGACTTTGTATTTTTATCTACAAAAGGCATTAAATTTTATTATGTTTGCACCAATAATCATCTATCCGATTTTTTTAATGCTCCACCAAATAAAAATTACTGGACATCAGATAGTTGCTCAAAAAGTATATCAGCTTGCAGATTAAGATGGTTGAAAAATCCTGCTTTTAGACCTATAATATGGCCAACAGATAGAAACGGAGAAACATATATACAAACAAGAAATAGAATGACTTGGTTATATTCTAGCGGAGAGAGAGATCTATTCGTTACTGGGAGTAATGGCAACTTAATTAATTTCCCAAGAAGACCTGGAGCAGAAAACCCTTCTTCAGCAAGTTCACATGGAATACCTAAAGATGCAAATGGAAATTATCTAAATGGATTTTTGCCATTTGGCGGCTTTCCAGGAACAAATCAACCACAAATGTAATATGATAGATAAAAAAATAAAAAATTTCATAAAAAAAGAAGCTTTATTAAATAATCCGAATGAATGCTGTGGTTTTATTATTCAAGAAGATGAAAAGTTTAGATGTATTCCTATTAAGAATATATCACAAAATCCAAAAGAAAATTTTGAGATATCAAGTTTAGATTTTTTAAAAGTAAAACAAAAATATAAAAAAATATATTATATATATCATAGCCATACAAATGACAATCAAGAAATAACCGAAAAAGACAAAACCTGTTCAGAAAATTTACTAATACCTATTATTATGTATAATATAAATTATGATTTAATTAAAATTTATAAACCAATAAATATTCAAAATGAATACATCGGGAGATATTACGAACACGGCAAATATGACTGCTTTAAACTTATTGAAGATTATTATAGAAATGAATTAAATATTAATTTTAATTATGATCGTAATTTTTACCGTAAATCCCTTATAGAAATGGATATAAAAAGTGAAATATTTAAATATTTTGAACAGAATAATTTTGAATTAATAAAAGATAATTCATATCATATGCATGATATACTTTTTATGGATTTCTTTTTAGATAAAAATCCCAAACATTTTGCTTTATATTTAGGTAATGATACAATTTTACATCAGCCTATGAACGGATTTTCTAAAATAGAAAATTATTCAGACTTTTATAAAAAAAAATTATATGCACTTTTTAGGAGAAAATAATGATTAAAGTAAATTTACATGGAAAATTGGGTGGAGATCTTGGTCAAGAATGGGATCTTGACGTAAAAAGTGTAGCTGAAGCTTTTAGGGCAATTGAAGCTAATACAAAAAAATTAAGAAAATGGTTAGTAACATATTTAAATGAATATGAATATGAAATATTTGTAAATAGCTACAGCTTAATAACAGAAAGCAAAAAATTTGACTCGCTCGAAGATATTAGAAATTCAGAACTATTCTGCGAACTAGACAATAAAATACACACAATTGATATTATTCCTAAAATTATTGGTTCAGGCGCATGGGGAAAAGTCATAGCTGGAACTGCAGGATTAGCAGGAGCGGTTTTATTAGGTGTATTTGTTCCACCAGCTATACCTTTTTCTATTGCTTTAGGTGTGGCTAGCGTTGGTTTAATTGCTGCTGGCACAAGTGAATTATTGTCTAAACCACCTCCATCTGTGCCATTTACTGCTCAACAAGTAAATCCAATACAAGGAGAAGGTGGTGTTGCTGGTGGACCAACCTCATATTTGTTTAATGGTCCAGTTAATACAATGGGAGAAGGAGGTCCCGTGCCAATAGGATATGGACAATTAACTATAGGCGGAAATAATGTTTTTAGCAGTTATAATATTCTTTATAGAACATTTTTATCAAGTTATAGTGATGCAACATTACAACTAGATTATCAAGGACTCGAACAATATTTATTTAATTCAAAAGGCTATTTGATAACTCAGACTCCGTTACAAAGTAGTCCATTCTAATTTTATGGGTAATTCTAATAAATACGCAGATGGTTTACAATACTTACTTTTTCCAGGTAATATTGGATTTGGCGCATGCGGTTATAATTTTCCAGAAAGTACCGCTCAAGATCTTGATGGCGGAGCAGTTTCTTTATCTTTTAGCGGAAGCGTAATTCCATTTGCTGGTCCTACAAGCTCTGCTTTTAGCTATAGATATGGTCCAAGTGGATTTGCTACAAGATTTACCCCATTAGCAGTATTAACAGGTTGCAGTTTATTTCCTAGTGCTCCCGCAAATCTTAAAGGATTTGTTATAGATTTTACGCCCGCCGGAATTCGAGCATTAAATAAATTCAATGCACCAGATTTAAGAACCATATATAAAGTTAGTGAAATTGCAGCTGTAGAAGCTGGGGCCGCAAGAAACGATGACGGTTCAATAACAACAGAAAGATTTAAAAATTCTAGAGCATTTAATACAATTGCAGAAGTTCAAATACTTGATTTAATATCAGAAGGACCAATCGAAGGTTTTGTTAGTGGAATATATTTATATAATTTAAGCGGTAAAACAACCGGAGACATTGGATATACAAACGTTACTTTTCAACCATATACACAGAGCAATCCAGAAACGAGATCTATAATTTGGAATGACACACCATTAACGGATCAAGCAGGATTTTTTAATTTTCAGTATGCAGATTATAAATTTACTTATGGAGAAAAAAGTAACGACCATACTATTTATAATCCTTATATAAATTTATATGAAGACAGATATAACTATTTTGGTCAACAAGTAGATATAAATAAAATACCATTAGAAACTTCTGTTACAAAATCTATTGGCGATCAACTTTATGGATTTTATACACTAAGCGGATTAACTCAAATTTTATCTCCAAAAACATATTATATTTATAATACAGACGTTTCTGCAATTAAAGTCAATATAAAACTTGGCTCTCTTTATGAGAATATATTAACTGGATTAAATGCTGGAGATGTAGAAAGACAATTGGCTACATTTAGATTTTTAGTGAGTAGAGTTTTAAAAAATGGAGAAAAAGTAGTTTTAGATACTTCTAAGTATTTTCCATATATTAGAAATTATTATTCTTATGATGAAATAGCTGCATACGGAAAAATTGCTCAATCTCCATGTATTATAACTTATGAAATTACGCTAAGGCCCTACGCAGAAAACTCTCCTTCTTTTGGACTTCTAGCAAATCAAATTGGATGGGCAATAGATATAGTTAAAAGTACTAGAGAATCTATAAATGCAGGCATCGGTAATGCTTCATATGTAGATAGTATTACTGAAGTTTATTCAGATAGATTTGTTTATCCAGATACAGCTTTGGTATTTTCTAAATTTGATGCTAGGTATTTTAATGAGATTCCATCTAGATCTTATAATGTAAGACTATTAAAAGTCAAGGTTCCTATTAATTATGATCCAATTACAAAAAAATATATTGGCCCTTGGAATGGTCAATTTAAAGTAGCATGGACAGATAATCCAGCATGGTGTTTTTATGATTTAATTACAAACAATCGATATGGTTTAGGAAAATATATCGATTCAACTCTAACTGATAAATGGACTTTATATGAAATTGGTCAATATTGTGATCAATTTGTCCCAGATGGCGTGGGAGGACTAGAGCCAAGATTTAGATGTAATTTGTATATTAACACAAAAGAAGAAGCTTATAAAGTTCTGAATGATATGGCGAGTATATTTAGAGCAATCGTTTATTATTCAGCAGGGCAAATTACAGTATCTCAAGACTCATTAAAAGAACCAATATATATTTTTAATAATAGTAATGTAATAAATGGAGATTTTAACTATTCAGATTCATCAAAGAAATCAAGAAAAACTGTAGCTTTTGTGAGATATAATGATGAAAATGATAATTATAAGCCAGCGATTGAATATGTAGAAAATAAAGAAGCTATTTTAAAATATGGCATTAGAGAAACTCAGATATCTGCATTTGGTTGCACAAGTAAAAATCAAGCAAAGAGAATGGGAAAATGGGTTCTTGCTACAGATAACTCTGAAACAGAAATTGTAGATTTTCAAGCAGGACTAGAAGGTATATTTTTAAAGCCTGGAGATATTATTTCTATTTATGATCAAAATAGAAAAAATCAAGTATATGGAGGACGCACGCTTGAACTTACAAACTCATATGGAATTCTTGATATTAAAGCGAATGCATCCAATTTGAACTTTTTAACTGGGGTTTTAAATGATTTTAAGATTAATATTCTTACGCCAACTTACAACTTAAACCCAGGAACACAAATAGGGGATATGTATATTACAGGAACGAATGTAACCTCTTCGGGGACAACAGGTATTAATGATTCTTTCTTAAGAAGAAGTCAAGTACAATCTATACAAATAAATAATCCATCTACAGCTATAGCAAGTGGTAATGGAATATATTCAACAAATGTTAAAGTGACATTTCCAACTCTATTAGATAATATAAATTACAATCTACCACAAAATACAACATGGACTATAGATCTAAATGAATATAGCTATAACTTTAATAAAAGTCCTACTATTAGATCACCTATAAATAATCCCGGAAATACTTTATATCCAGGATATTATTTGGAACCATACATGAATAAACCAAAAAAATATAGAATTTTAAATATTTCCGAAAAAGAAGATTCTATATTCTCAATAAATGCTTTAGAGTATAATGATAAAAAATACGAGGATATAGACGATATAGGAGAGTTAGTAAATGTTCCAATTAAGGTTGCTTCGCCTGTGGAGCCTACATTATTTCTAAGTGGTATATTTCGTAGCCCAACCACAAATTCATATTGCACTACGAGCCCATGCAATGGGACACATTATACAACAAATCAAGGAGGAATAAATAGTATAATGTATAATATAAGGCCTCCATCAAATAGTCAAAGTAATAGTTTGTATTATGTTTACGCGAAACCATATATCGATTATATTAATTCGACTGAAACACCAGAACAATATCTTGTTAGCGTTCTATCTCCACAGAATTTAAGAACTGGTTTAACTCCGATGGATTGGAGCGCCGGAACTATACCTCCATTTTTAACACCCACTGGTGCAGGAATATACTATTTTAGAGTTTTTTCAGAAAATAGTATTGGTGAAAGAAGTTTTCCAATTAATAGTTCTTACAATTTAACCGCTCAGGCTTCTGTATTTACAGTACAAGCTTCAGGATTTAATATCTATTAAAATGAAAATAAACAATTTAAATCTAACTTTAGAATGGGAAACTATTAGAAATATTCCGGAATTGGAAAATTTTAATGTAAACGTAGATTTTCCTTCTTATAATATAAATGTAAAAAATAAAAATAATACTATTATAAAAAACTATATTGGATTAAAAGAATACGAGCCTATTACAGAATATAGAATTGAAAATTTAGAATTTGCGAAAAAAACAAAATTTTTCTCTAATATATCTACAAGTCGAGCAAAAAATATATTTAAATATAATTTTTATGATAATTATTCTCATTATAAAAAAATTAATAATAAAATAGGATTCTATAAAGAAATAATATTTGACGTAGATTATGATAATGATGGAAAAGGCGATTTTGAATTAAATGCGGAATATGCCGAGCTAGATAATCTAAATAAAAATTCACTATTTAAAAAAATTTATAGAAGTAATGATTATATAAATATTAAAATTTTAACAAATAAGAAATATTTTGAGGAAAAACAAATTTTTTCATTCTTAATATTAAGCGATATTTCCAATAGATTCATAAAAGAAAAAAAATTATCAAATTTATTTATAGAAAATGTTAAAGAGAAAGCTTTAGATATTAATGGAGATGATATATTATTAACTATTCCATTTAAAGAAATTGACTTGGTAGAAATATCTGAAAATTTAAATATAAGAATTATACCATTAAATTATTTTCAATCTGAACTTTATAAATTCCTTTTAGAACAAAATGAAAAAGAAGACGACATTAATAATTTTTATAAAGAATTTTTTAGTAATCAATATTTCGACATTGGTAAAATATACAAACAAGTCTCTAACAATGAGACATTAATATATTATCAAAATTATATATATTTATTTAATAAAGATAGTTTAAATACAAACTGTTTAAATACCGATCTAAATATAAATAGTATAACATTTAATAAATATTTCCCATTATTAAATAAAAATCAAGACAATAAAACTATTTGCTTATCTGATGATCTAAATACCGATACAATACAAGATAACTCTTACAATCTTAATAGTGATTATCTTGGATATTATGCCAAGAATATGACGGATTATGAAGATATTATTATGGATATTGATTATCTTCAAAATCAAGGGGTTAAAGACGTTAAGATAATAGATATCGAAGAAATAGACGATATATGCAATATTTATATTGAATTTATAACATTATATTATAATAATGAAAAGTTCTATATAGATGCAAGTTCAAACCTTAAATTTCAAGAAAAATATAAAACTTTAATAGATAACAAAGAATATATAACATTTTTATTCAAATATTCTTATAATCTAAATTCTTTGAACGAATATCTTTCTGAAAATTTAAATATAAATAAAAATCAAATTATTTCTGAAAAAGATTTAATTAATTTCTCCGCAAAATTAATATTGTAAATTAACGCTTGCTATAATAAGTGCTACTTAAAATACCGCCAGGCCTTTGTTCTGCTACAAGAGTTCTGATGACCTGGTCTTTGATTTGTGAACTTAATAACTTTAATTTCTGATCTTGTTCTTCATTACTAGTACGACCTGTTTCAGAAGTAGATGTATTTTGATTATTTGACATATTGACTGTAATATTTACATTATTTACAGAATTGTAATTACTGTCCGATATAATCCCCTCAGCTCCTGCATTTGAGGTAGATCCACCATTCGCAAACCTCTTGACTCTCCCAGTATTTAAATCATCAAAGAATTTTTTGCCATATAAATTTACAGCTTCTCTGCGCATAACAAACTCTCCATCCATTAAGAGCGCTGGAATATTATCTTGATTTGATCCTCCTTTTGCAAATTTCTTAACTTGTCCACCAGAAGCAAGAAATGTTGATCCTGCAGCTCCAGCCCCCAAAAGGAAAGATAACCAAGCTCCTTTAGAAGCTGAGCTTTTTTGTTTATTATATTGATCCCTAATTTCTTGATTTAATCTTAGATTCTCTTTATATGCTTCTTCATTTGATTTACGTACATCATCTACATATTGAAGATATTTATCAATTTCATCAATTCTACTATTATAAAAATCTTCAGCTCTTCTTCTGGCTTCATTTTGAGGATTAGAAGAATCTAATATAGCTCTTAAATTTAAATTTGGTGCAATAGTCTTACCATCTTTTGGTCTATATAAAGTTTGACCAGTTTCTGGTACGGTAATTCCTTCAAAATCAGATGTAAAATAATTATCATTAATAAAAGAAGCTTCTCCACCTCTAGCAAATTTTTGAACCCCTCCACCATATTTAAAATATTTAGAATCTCTCTCTCTATTATTAAGAGCTATGCCTGAAAAAGTATTAACACTTGAGGCACTATTAGACGAAGACTTTTGGGAAGCAATATGTCCTACAATACTTGTCATAATTGCTTGGACGCCAGCATTAAATATAGCTTGTCGCGCTTCTCCACCAAGAAACTTTTTGGAAACTTTGCCTTCGTTTAACATTTGTAAATATTCTGGACCATATTTCTTAACAGCATTTTTTCGTATAACATATTCTCCAGCACTTAGCATAGCAGGAACATCATCTTTTGTTCCAGATCCGCCAGTTACATTTCCACCAGAAGAATAGCCTTTTATTAGTCCACCTTTTTTAAATCCAAATAAATTTCCAAAACCTCCACCGCCACCACCGCCCCCACCGCCCCCACCAAGTCCGAATATATTACTTGTGCTTCCAAAAAGTTTACCAAATAAAAGATTTGAACTAAACTCTAATGCAAGCTGTTGTATTTTATTAGATATATTAAGAGCAAACTTTTCAAATGCTTGGCCAGCAGTTACTGAACCCTGAGCAAATTCAAAGAAAGCATTATTAAATTCGCTCTTAATTGTTCTTGCTGTTTCTTTGGCTCCTAATTGTGCCTCACGAAATGAGTCTTCTGTTCTATAATCAAATTCATCAAAAAATGCTGCGCCAAAATCTTTTAATTGAGTTTCTTGACCAAGAATTCTGGCCTCTCTTGTTTCTTGTCTTCCTCCTCTAAAGTCTTCAGCAAATATACCTCCCACTTTTCTTTGATCTAATAATATTTTTTCGCGAAGAGCTTGTAGTCTTTTCCTATATTGATCTTCGGTAATAATTGTTTTTTCTATATCTTTCTGATATTGCTCTTCTGTTATTTCTTTATTTGCAAGCTGGGCGTCTAATCTTTCTCTTCGGATTATTTCATCATTTAATTGAGATCTAAGTTTTTCTGT